CTGTTTTATCACGTTTATCAGAAGCTACTGTCCAATCTGTTTGTATATGGCAAGCTCCATGTGAAGCGTTACCCATAGATATTACATTTGAACCTGTGGTTATTGCTCCGCCTGGATTGCCTGCGTATGCTGCTGAAGTACCAATCGCAATGTTGTTACTTCCTGTTGTGTATGCCCCTGCTGCGTGTCCTAAACATAAATTATTTGACCCTGTGGTATTTGCTGTACCTGATGACGTACCTAAAAAAGAATTTGTAGTACCAGTAGTGTTTACTAACCCAGCAAAAGACCCAAAAGCAGTGCTACCTTCTGCTGTGGTCAATGCCTCAAAAACTCTATAGCCTACTCCAGTATTTTGACCTGTTCCACCATTGTTTGTGATTAGTGCGTTTTCACCTATTCCAATATTTCCATAAGTAGATGCTGTCATTGTTGACAGAGCATTTTGTCCTATAGCTACGTTAGAACCCCCTGTAGTTATAGCGTCCCCCGCACCACTCCCTATCATAACATTACCGACCCCTGTTGTTAGAGATACTCCACCATTAAAAGCCATAACTGTGTTGTCAGTTCCTGAAGTTAAGGCTGCAAATATATCTATTCCTACACCAGTATTTCTTGCTGCGGAACTTAATGTTCCTGTGCTGTCATCACCAACCATTAGAGAATTAGCAAAGTTAGTTCCAGCTTGTTTGAATGTCACTCCACCTCCAGCATCTTCCCAACCTACACCACTTCCTGTTGAAGTTAAAACTTGTCCATCAGTTCCTTGTGCTCCACCAACTGTTAAATTGTCTGTTTCTAAAACACCATCAACATCTACGTTTCCTGAAATATCTAATGAAGCTGCAATAATTTCGCCACTAGCGTTTATTGCTCCGTTGATATCAATAGTGGTTGCGGCTATTTGAATCTCTGTATCTGCAACAAGATCAAGTTGCCCATCGGTACTAGAACTTATATGAATTGCTGTATCACGAAATTGAATTTTATTAGTAGTAGCGATAGTAGTTGCTGCTGCTATGTTTACAGCTCCGTCAATGTCTACTATGTCTAGGTTGGATGTTCCGTCTACGTCAAGATCACCATTGAAATCAACATTGCCAGCTACTGCTAGTGTTGTAGCCATATCAACAGCTCCATCTATATCTACTATGTCTAGGTTAGATGTTCCGTCTATATCAATGTCTCCACTAATATCTAAAGAAGCTCCTGTTAAAACACCCGCTACTGTAAGAGTAGAAGCCATATCAACAGCTCCATCTATATCTACAACATCTAAATTGGCTGTTCCGTTTACATCTATAGAACCTTCTAAGTCTATATCTCCACCTATAGTTACATCGTCTGTAACCGTTAAATCGTCTTGTACTTTTAAATCTACAACATTAAGACTGGCAAAAGCGTCAACAACTGCTGCTCCTGAACCAGCTCCGTCTAGGTAAACTGCTTTAGTGTCACCGGGAGGTATCGTGATGTTAGCACCACTACCTTGAGAGATTATAATATTTTGAGAACCACTTGTACCATTTTCAATAAAGTGCATTCGATTAAGCGTGTTAGGAGCAATCGTAATAGTACAGGCTGAATCTAACGTTCCTGTATATTCAATATACATAGCTCTACCGGGGTCAGTTGCACCATCTGCTACTGTAGTAGTATGCGTGTCTGCGTTGGTAGTAATCCCTTCAGTTCCATAGCCTAAAGCTTCACCAATCAATTCTAAATTTGTATTTGTTGTTGTTCCCCAAGTTCCACTACCATCTCCAGTAGCCATTTCATTAAGTCTTAAATCATTTACATATGTACTAGCCATTTATTTTCTCCTTTAAGCTACTTGTTCCCAATTTGGTGTTTGTGATTCATCTATATTAGACCAATTTGGTGTTTGTCCGGGAACAATTTGACCCCAAACGTTTAATTTTCCTAAATTTGCTGTAGCAAATAATCCTGTTATAAAAGCATTTGCACTTGCTTGAACTGTTTCATTTCCAACAGCTCCTGTTAGTGCATCTGACGTTATTGGTAATATATTGTTAGTTATTAAACCTTCATTACCTAATGCTGTTGTGCCTAGAACATTTGTTATTGATACAGCAGCATTACCTGTAGCACTTTCTTGTCCAATAGCTCCTGTTCCTGTTAAACCAGTTACTCCTGTTAAAGCAGCTCCTGTAGAAATAGGAGTTCCAATAGCACTTGTTCCCGCTACTCCTGTAGTTGCAACAGGTAAAGCACCTTCACCAAAAGCTAGTTGACCCCAGCTTCCTCTGCCCCAACCGTTTAACTGTTGTGCCATTTATTTAAGCTATTCGTATAATAGCGTTTGATGCGTCAGCAGTAGGAAAAGTAATTGTAAATGATCCTGCTGTAGATGTTTTATCTCCGCCAAAATCAAATACAGCAACTGATGGATCACCTGAAGCTGTTTCATTAAAAATCATACAACCTCTAGCTGTAATTGTAGCTGTGCCAAAAGTTAAATCAGCAAAGTCAGTTATCGCTGTAGTTCCACTATTTGTAGGTTCTACTTTAGTTAAAGTTCCACCTTTAGCTGTGTAATTAGTTCCACTTGCTTCATTTGTTGTAGTGTAAGCAGTTGTTGCTGCTGACATAGTTGCACTTGAAGTGTATAAAGCTAATTTAAAAGTATTGCCACCTGTTGAAAAATTATGCTTTGCTTGTAAAAGTTCTTTTTTAAAAGTTGTGCACATTGCTTGTGTTATTGCCATTATAGTCTCCTTATAATATTTGCTAGGTCTTTATGACCTTGTTGTTCTAATTGATTGCATATTGTACAAATATGATTTTTTACTGCTTCATTCATGTAGTAAGAAATTACTTTTTTTGTAGCATTTTTAAATACATGAGCTTGTGCTTTTATAGGTTCTGGTGCTGTATCACTTATAGATACTAATCTTTCAGTTGCCATAGCAGCAACTTCTTCAACTGAATGTCCTCTATTGTTTGTAGTTGTTACACCTAATGTTCCTAAAGAACTTTCAAATGGGTCTGTATTTATCATGGTTTATTAGGTTCTACTATGTCATTAAAATTAGTTTCTGGGTCTTCTCTTCCAGAAATACCGTAAGGAACCATTTGTTGTTTTATAACTTCTGAATATTTACAAACGTTCATTTTATTATTTTTAACATAACTAACTGTAGGGTCTTGCAATCTATGATAGCCATAAAGTTTATCTTTAATTTCTACATTAGCATCTAATAAATTAGACCTCAATGCTATTTGTACTTCTATTTTTTGTTCCATACATTTAGCTAACCAAAACTCACAACATGCTCTTCCCATTTCAGCAAAATAAACTAATTTTTTATAAGTAAAATCAGCTCCAAACATACTTATAGAACCAACTTGATTCCAGTATCCAAAAGCTATTGCGTAAGCAACTGTATTATTTAAATATCCACATTCAGTATCATTAATAATAGCGTTAATTGGATAAAGTTCTACAGAAGGTGCTCTTTTATCTAATTCAACAGAATAAACAGGACAAGTTAATTTAGACAATGTTTTTCTCATTAACTGTGTTTGTCCACCAGCATCTTCAGTATCAAAATATCTAGTCATAGGGTCCATTGCAAAAACTCTATCTGGATTAGGAATAATTCCACACATTGCATTAATAGCCCACACTTCATCATATTCTTGACTATGTGTTCTGGCAATATGAAAATCTAACTGACTTTCTCCCATAGCCACAATAGCTATATTTTTACCTTTTAAGGCTTTTATTCGTTTTTTTAACATCGTCTGCTCCTTAATGTTTTATGTTACTGGTACTTGAAAACTTCCTTCTCTATAAGTGTCTGTTGTATTTCTTCCTTCTCCTAATACCTTTAATCTTCCTAATGCTTCTTGATATCTTTGATTGTATAAATTCATTAAATCAGCTTCACCTTTCATATAAGTATAGCCTTCAACTAAACATCCATATAACAAAGCATTAGTTGCATTTGTAGATAACCATGTTGTTCCGCTTTCTCCTGCAGATGTTATAGAAGCAGGACGATAAAAATAATGTAATTCTGTTGTGTAATCTGAATTAGGTGTTGGTCCAACAATATATGTAGAATCATCAAAAAGTGCATAATGTTTTGGAGCACTTGTAGTTGTAGTTGTTGGATAAGCTTCTCTTATAAAACTTACATCTGTTCTTATTAAATAATTATAAGTATCAGAAGTTATAGTAGCTATAGAAAAAGTATCCATAAAATCACTAGGAGTTCCTAAATATTGATTTCCAGTAGTTAAATTTCCTTGAACGTTTCTTCTAAAAACAGGTAAACGTACTAATTTTAATATTCTTTCTTCAGCTTGTTTAATTATTGTAGGTAAATCAGCAACAAAAGTAGTTTCTGAATTTTGTAAATAATTTTGTAAAGATTCTTTTAATTCTGCGTATGTCATAAATTAACTCGTTGTAACTGTTAACGTTCCAATTTTACCAAATATATCTAAACCAACCGTAGAAGAACCAAATTCTGTTACTCCTCCTCCTATTGGATTAAACGCTGAAAGTTTCCTGCTTGATTCTAAACCTCTGTCTGGTCTTGGATTAAGTAATGCTTGAGGATCATCTTTAGCATATTTACCTAATTGTAATTGCGGTTGATCAACATCAAGACATTCTGAACATACTCTATATCCAGTTCTTTTTTGATTGTAGATTTCAAATTTTAATTCATTGTAAGCGTATTCAAAACTACAACGATCACAATAAGCTATAGCTTTTTTGCCAGATGCAAAGTTACTCATTAGTTTCTTGCAATAAAAGGAACAAACCTAACGGATGATTTTTCTCTGTCTTCAGATGCAGCATATTGCCATTGTTCTTCATATAATGATTTTAATGCTATAACTCTTTCAGGTTGTTCTGCATGTTTAATAGATAAATAATAAGCTAATCCAGCAGTAGCACAGGGCAAAAATCTTGCAGGTAAATCTAAAGTATTAGATGCTGGAGCACCTACATCTTCTATTCTAGCTATTCTGTAATAAAACAATGTATAAGTTTCTGCACTGTCTGGAACAGGATACAAATAAACAACGGGTGCTGCTTGTTGTCTGTCTATATATATTTGAATAGGTGAACCTTGAGATAATTTATTAGGAATTGCTGCATAAGTAGATACAGAAATACGATTTAAACGTGTATCGCTTTGGGTATTTACGTTTCCAGAATTAGTTCTAATTGAATATTCAATTAAATCAATAGTATCCGCTGGCATAGTATAACTGCCTGTTCCAGCAGTAAGAACTTGTGTACCGCTTTCAACTGTCCACAAATTAATACCACGATTTGCCCATTCAAGAAACATAGTATTTAAGGAGCGTCTAGCACTCCTTAAATGATATCCAGAACGCATTTCTATTCCAGCCATATCATAGGCTTCTTCTGCTAGTTCTGTAAAATCTGGATTAAATGTAGCTGAATCGCTAGTTGCCATTTACACTCTTCCACCAAATTTCTTTTTGACCATATCTTGATACATCATAGGTCCTTTCATTTTGGCTTTACCTTTTACAGATTTGCCACCTTTCATTTTAGCTTTACCTTTTACAGTTTTACCACCTTTCATTTTGGCTTTACCTTTTACAGATTTACCACCTGCATATGAACTCATGCTCATACCTTTCATTTTTGATTTTCCTTTAGTTCCTTTCATTTTTTTTCCTCTAGTAATGTTTAGTTAATTCTAAAATAATAGTGTAAGTGTCTAGATTAGTATGTCCGACGGTAGTAAATAAAATGTCTCCATTTACACCACCAGCAGCATTATTAGGTATTCCAGAAAAACTAGAAAAATCTAATGTATCAGTTGTTCCAGCTAGTTCTAAAATAAAAACATTTGTACTTGCGTTAAAAAACATTTGTACAGTCATGCCATCTAATGAATACCATATTTTATTAATACTAACTTTAGAACAAGCTGCTCCTGTTGCACCGCTAGGACTTAAAGCTGACGCATCAACTTTAGCTACTGCTGATTCTCCTGATCCATCACTAATATTTGTAAACTTCATAACGGCAGTTTTAGTGCCGTCTTGAATTGTTTGTGAAGTTACTGCATCAGCCATAATTTACCCCTTAAATAATACCTGTAAGGTTAATTAATGAATAATCAGTAGTTACATTTACAATCATAACTGTACCGATTACTTGTATTACATCTCCTGCTGCTGGTCCAACAGCACCTGCTGCTCCTAGTGGAACTGCATGATTACCAACAACTAAAGTTCCTGAAGTTAATATTGCTTGAGGACCTGAAACTGCAAACCAACCGTAAGCACTAGCAGCCATGTCGACAACTGTTACACCTAATGTAGCACCTGTAGTTGTAGCGGCTTGAACAATTTGAGCACTTCTTGGATCAGGAATTAAAGTAATTCTTGAACTTGTTGTTATTGCTGTTGCTAAATCATCGTAGCAAGTAATAACAATAGAAGGATCGGCTGAATGATCATGTGCTGGATTAGATTTAATTCTAAGCATTTGACCTTCACCTGCAGCATCATTTACATAAAGATAACCGTTTGCATATTGGTTAAGAGTTATGTCAGTACCAGCAGTCTCTACTGAGATTGCAGTTTCACCTGCTGCGACTCCTGCGGTTGGTGTTAAATCAAAGTGATGCGTTATTTTAGCAGCGTGTGTAACACACTTACCTGCTGTAACAGCACTTGCTGCCAATCTACCATAAGCATAAACAGTATTACCATAAAGTAATCTGCTTCCTAAAGGAAATAGTTGAGTAAGTCCTGAAGTAAAAGGATCAACTGTACCGTATTGGCTTCCGCCTTTTCCTACGATAAAGTCTGCTGGTCCATATCCTGTTGCTGCTGCGTATTGAATATGTCCACCATCATCAGTATAAATATTACCATCTGCGTTGATTACCAACCCATCAGTAATTGCACCTGTTGTTGTATTTGTATCAATGGTTTTAAAACCATTTTCGGACCTGACTGGTCCATTAAAAGTTGAATTAGCCATTATTAAGTCTCCTTAAATTAATCTATTGTCTTGGCAAAGTCTGCTAGGACAGTCAATAGAAGTTATAAAATTCCTAGTTTTTAAAACAGAAAAAAGGGGAATAGAATTAACTATTCCCCATTTTATCTTAACTACTACCCGGTGATCCGTAGATTCCTAAGTAATCGCTTACTCCAAACGAGTAACGCTCTCTAGCCTTGTAACGAACATTGCCGGTGTCAAAATCACCGTCCATTGATGTTTCAAGAGATGTTCTTTGGAAATGTTTCATTCCATTAGGAACATCAGTAATAATGAAGAAAGCATTGGTATCTGTTAAATAGTGATTAACAAAATAGCCTTCTGGTATAGCTCCATTATTTTTAATAGCGTTTAGATCATTATCAGAAGTTCCAACTCTGCCAGTTGTCTCTAAAAGACGAGTAGCAGTAAATTGCAACGCTGAAGGTATAATCAAACGTCTAGGTTTAGCAGCAACCAAAAGTCCACGTTCATCTTTGAATCCAGCAATATCAATTATTGCGTTTTCAAGTGAAGTTTCATTAAGGTCGGTAGCTGTTACGGGGCGGTTATTATTTTTACCACCATCAACCAATGGGTGACCATCGCCACCTGTTACACCATCTCCACTAGCAGTAAATAGATTAACTCCATCTCCTGATTCGTAAGAAGCACTAAATCCATTGTTTAATGGATTTACAGCTTTTACTTGTTTGGTGTAAGCCATTGCTCTAGCTAGTGCTTTTGTGTATCTAGCAGAAAGAGAGTCATAGAGGTTATCCTCCATAGCTTCTTCTGTAATACTAAAGCCCATTGCTATAGTTTCATGGTTGTAACGTGCAGTGTAAGTTTCTTGTGCTGAATCATAACTGATTGCAGAACCTTCATTCTTTACTGGAGCTGCGTCAAATCCACTTAACTTTACTTCTTCTTCGAAAGATCGATCAGAATTTTCAGTTTCGTAAATTGCCGAGTGCTCGTCATCATAACCCGTATATTCATCGCCAAAGAGTGCATTCAATCCCGGAAGCAGCTCTTTGAGCATCTGTGCTCTTGATATAGCCATTTTTTATACTCCGTTAAATACCAGTGGTATTTGTATATTGATGTCCTGCATTGAATTTAACAATAACATCTGTGAAAGAATCACCAACAGAACTATCCGGACCATCGACAAAATCGACAATACGCATAGGTAATGTAGCTGTAGTTGCTGCAATAGTTGAACTATCGATTGCATTTTTGCTACGTCCTATATCTGTTGAACCTGCGGTCTGGACCAATGAAACATTATTACCTATTGCAGTTTGAGCTAAAGTAGCATCGCCTTGCATTTTCATTAGAACATCTGGATCATCTAATACATAAGCTTTTATATCACTTGCTACTGTACTAGCAGGATAAAATTGTGAATATGTAGGTTGTTTAGTGGTCGGATCAGTGTAGAAACATCCCATGAAAACACCTGTAGGTGTTAACGAAGTTGTTCCTGTGTCTAGCTCTATAGTTCCAGCAGCGACTGTTTTTACAAAGTCACCATAGAATATAGCGGTGCCGTAGTTACTAGCGATTTTTAAATGTCTAACTTTTCCTGTAAAGGAACCGCTAGAACTTAAAGTACCGATAGGCTCTGCACCTGTGGGAGTTGCCGTTGAGGACATAATTTTTCTCCAATTTCTATTAAATTAAAGCTCTACTTATTTATTAAGTATTGCCACCAAATTTAACCTTCGTAGACCTTTCTGGATTTAACAGGGGCATACGAGGGTCATTCTCTCGTAGATAATTTCTATCGACACCTTCCATTTGGGTTTTAGCCATATTCTGATAATATTCTGCTCTTCCATCCATTGTTTTTTTAGGAGCTTTGCATAAAAGCAAACCGCCTATTTCAATGTTACCTTTCTTAGCAAACTCTGATCCATAATCAGATTGAATTTTTAGTTCTGGGTGATCTTCAGATAGAACCGGTTCCCAACCTTCACGAAAACGTGTTGAAACGTTTATGTTGTCGGACTCTCCGAGTATCTGAGTTCTTACCCATCTAAAAACCCAACCATCTTGAGGGATAGGAGTTGGTAATAAAGATTGGGGAACAAAAGAATCAGAAGGACGAGTATCGTCTTTTCTTTCATCTATTTCTCTGGGTGCTCGCTTATCAATTACAGATTTATCTGTATTGTTTTCATGTATATCAGACATTAAATTTTCTCCTTTATGAGTTCTTTAGCATATCTTTCTGGACTAAGCCCAAGTCGCCTTGCGAGAGCTACTTGAGTTGAAGTTAACTGTATTTTGCGAGGTTTGCTACCGTTGTTTCGAGTAGATGGAGCAACCACCGATTGCGTATTTCTGGATGTCACAGTTTCAACAACTTCGTTGCTGTCTTCTTTAGAGTTTTCCATCCCGAAATAATCAGGGAAACGAACACGCATACGCTTGCTCACTTCCTCATAATACTTATCTGACTGTGGCGAAATACCTTCTTTAGTAATTAAAGTGTCGTGTATTCCATAAGCCAAAGCCGTCATTTCTTTTTGATCATCTGAACCAAACCACGGATTATCTTTTAACCAAGATACTGCCTTTCGATCAATAGGCGGTGCTTGTTGTGGCATTGGTTGTTGTAGAGGAACATTTTGCTGTTGTTGAGGTGCTTGTTCTTGTGCCCTCTGTCTTGCAAAGTGATCATCTGCTACTTTTAATTCTTGTTGAGCCTTCAACATTTCTTGCGTAGCATTTGTTAGATTATCAGCATCACCGTCTTCATAAGATTTCTTATGAAATTCTTTAGCTTGTTCTAATTGTGCTTCAGCTTTTGCTTTAACTTGAGACATTAACGCACTTTCGCCACGTTGGACTAAAGCTTGTAATCTTCTGTTTTCTTCTGCTTGTTGTTTAGCATAACTAACAGATTCATCTCTAAGTTTTTCTGCTGCTTCTTTGGCTCTTCTTTCTTCGTGCCATTCGTATTTAAGTTTACCTATACGTTTTTTTACACGATCATCAACATTATTGATTTCATCTTCTAATTCAAACTGATCTTTTGTTTTTTGATCATCTGTTCTAGGAGATTTTTGATCTTGTAATGGTCTGTCATCTACAATTTCAACATTAAAATCAAATTCTTCTTCGCTTTCATCTTTTTTAGGAAGAACGGTATTTTTAATACCTAAAAACTTTTCTTCCCTAGTAGAAGGTTGTTCTATAATAGATTCTTCTACAGAATCTTCAATTTCTTGTTCTGCAAACTCTTCGTTTGTACTCATGCTTTTACTACTCCTCTTGGGTCTTCAACAACAGCTTCTACACTATCGTCATTAATTAATCGAAATTCTTTTCCATGAACTAAAAATCTAGTACCTGAATAAGAACGCATTATTATCCAATCGCCTTCATTACAATAAGCTCCGTTTGGAAAACGTTTCTCATCTTTATAAGCGTCTGGACCTAATTTCATTACAAATCCACATATTGATCCAACAGATTCTCTTTCTACAAGAGAAGCACCTTTTATAATGCCACCTTCTGTTTTTTCTTCTGGATTAGGTAATGCTATTAATATCCGATAACCACAAGGTTCTGGTAGTTGTTTAGCTATTTGTTCTTCTTCTTTCGATAAATCAGAACTTTTAACTTCTATATTTTTTACGGCTTTCATAGTTTCCTTTTATTGCACTGGTTAAGGACCAGAGACCTTTTGCGTCATTATGACGTTATTGTTCTCCTCTTTCAATTAAATCAAGAAGATCACGTTCCATTAAAGCTAAACCAGCAATAACTCCTGTCATATACTTGTATTCGCTAAAATCTTTGCAGCTCCCTCCACTGATTGCGTCTGAATGATCATTCATTCTTTCTCTAATCATTTTTCGTAACGCATCAGGAAAATTTTGTGTACTTAAATCGTTCATTTATCTTTATGTAGTATTTCTTGTGCTATTTCTTTTCCTATCTTAGCACCTTCTATTTTTTCTTTACTACTTATATCTGCTTGGTCTGTAGCTAATTTAGCAGAAATATTAGCACTTGTTATTCTTTCTTGTGAAGCTAAACGTTCAAGTTCTGTTGCTGCAGTTACTTTAGATTTTTGCAAATCAACAGCTATTTTTTCTGCATCAGACTTCATTTTAGCTTGTACTTGAGATTCTCTTATATCCAATTCACGATCACGTTGTTGAATAACAGGGTCTTTTATTTTTTTCTGTATTTCTTTTTGTCTTTCTTCTGCAATATCTTTACCTAATACTTTTTGTGCAGCTTCTGAAACTAACTGAGATAACCTTAACTCTATATCTTCTGGTAAAGGTTCGTCTGGTGGTGGTAAAGGAACACCAAGTTCTTTTTCTATCTCTTTACGATATTGGAAAGCAAGATGTTCTGTAACGTGTTCAGAGAAAGCACCCATAATAGCGTTAGCATTAGGACTCTGACCAATCATTTTTCTTATTTTTGGATCATCTGCCATAGCCATATGCGTCATAATATGTGCTTCGTGGTCTTGATATAAGAAAGATTTTACAGGTTTTTCATTAAGCATGTTCATATTTTCAGATACAGGGTTAGTAGGTTCTATATCTTCATCTAATGGCACAATACTTTCTGGATCACGAATTCCTAATGTTTCAAGCATCTGTCTGTGTAGTTCAGGCATGTTGTACATCTGTGGTGCTTGCTGTGCAAGCTGTAATGCTGCTTGATATTGCATAATTCTTTGTGCAGTAGTAGAAGCATTAGGGTCAGAAACAGGTATTACGTCTATTTTGTTATCAAAATCTTCAGGAAGCAGTTCTTGCCCCTCTGTAGCGTAAGGATACTCTGTTGGACCAAAATCTCTTATAATTCCTGAAAGAATATTCAATTCTTTCTTCATAGAAGCGTGTATTCTAGCTTGAACTGACCCCATAACCTTCATAGAACGCTCTAAAATAGCTAATGTAGTGCCAACAGGTGCTTGATTGCTCATATCTGCAACTTTCATATCGGCTACTGAAGCAAATCTTCTTCCTTCTTCAACTAAACTGTCCAATAATTGATAAAGAACGGCTGATGGCTCTTTATATGGTAAGAAAGTAATGTTATCTCTAATAGCACCACCGGGAACGTCCACATCTCTGAATTCTCCGGGCATTATAGGGGTGTCATCACCCTTAATTCTTAGTCCTCTTGCTTTTAAACCACCGGGTAAGTTGGAAAGCGTACCCGCATCTACCAATTGTCTTAATAAACTTGTCGCAGATTTTGCTATACCACCAATTAGATGTATCAGACCAAAGCCATAAAAGCCTAATCCGGGCAAATATTGATAATGAACAAAATGTTGTCGAGACATCTTCTGTTCGTCTTCTTCATACCAATTTCTGCGAATTGATAGAATCTTACGAGAAGACAAGTCTACGGTAACAATATAAGGCAAAGCTATGCCAGTAGGCTCTCCGTCCTTTAAATCTGGAAATTCCGTTAAATCCAGATCAACCATCATTTCCAACAACGTATGTCGTTGATCGTAATCGTAACTTGCACTATCTCCAGTTAATTGAT